AGGCTGTTGCTATTCTTTTGGACTCCATAGGATTTTCTAATTATACCTTTAAGAGATTATCCACAGAAAAAGATCCTATAATCCCATTCTTCTTTGTACCGCCAGAAAAAAATGTTGCAGAAATTTTGGTAGAGCTAGCAAAGTCTACACAGAGCGGAATGTTTTTTGATGAATATAATAACTTTGTCGTAATGACAAAAGACTATTTGCTAGACAGCACTGGGGAAAGAAATGTTGACTTAGTTCTTTATGGATCTAGGGATAGCTCTATTGAGGGTATTAATGAAAATGTCTATAATGCTCCACTAACCAATATAATGAGCATAGCATCACAAGATCAAAAAGTATTTAATCAGGGCAATATTAACTATACAGCTAGATATATACAAAGGTCATATGGAACACTAAGACAGTCAATGATGATTGACCGCGAAAAAACTTGGATATATAAGCCAGTCTTGCTTTGGGAAATTTCTGGTACAGAAGCGACAAAAACTCTTAACGATGAAAAGCAGTCAAAGTATACCCTTAGTGCAATGCCATTAAATTCAGATCTTACTGATAGTGTTCCACAGGTTGTATCAAGACAAATAGTTAATAACATTATTGATTTTGGTGAAAGCATATACTACATTAGCCGTTATCAAGGATACTTCTACGCATCTGGAGAAATAATAAAGTATGATGCAGTAGAGTATAACGTAACTGGAACTGGCAATGTTTGGATTTCTAGCAATTTAGAATATCAAAAATATTTTTCATCTTTACCGTTCAATGGAAAAATTTATCCAACTGGCTTGGTAAGAATATATACAGAGCCATACTATGAACAAATAGAAGGTAGAACATATCTTAAAAATGGTGAGGTAGCAGCGCATGGTCGTGGACAGTTTAATACACCAGTAACACTGCATAGTGCAGGACTTCCTAGCAACTGGTCTGATAATCAGTATGTCCAGGGATGTAATATGAATTCAGACTATCTATATACTACCTCTATAGACCCTTCCACACCAGCCACGTCTGATGCATCAGCTTCATCAAAAGCTGGGTATGGTATTGCAAATACTGAAAAGGCTACTAAGTCACAAAGAAATGGAATAATTAAAAACTTTTTCTCATCTTCCTTTACTTCAGAAACAAATGTAGGATTTTTAAGAAGCACAGAAACTGGAACAGTACAGGCATCAGCCCTAGTCTTCACTGGTCCAGACTTTGGAAATACAGAAATTCCTAAAAACTTTATTACCTATGTCTGGAAAGAGCTAGATAAGCCATACAAACATATAGGTACCAGAATGAGAGTTATTGGAAAAGTAGAGGCTGCTGGAGATTTATCTCAAACCCCTTCAGGAGGAATGACGTATTATAATATTCCAAGTACCAACCCAATAGAGTCTGTAACTATTGGTGGAGGATCTGGTGGTATATGCATTGTCAATCCAAATACAAACAATGGATATTATTTTGAAATAGCTGCCTTAAGTGCTTCTAATCTTGATTCATATTTAAAGATAGATAGCGCCACTGGAGAAGCTACTAATGCAATAGATAATATAATGTTCTATAAAATAAAGAGAAACTCTTCAGCAACTGTTGATTCGGACTTAGCTGTTCCTGTAAAAATGTGGGGTGGTAATGGAAATATAGTTGTAGATGATGGAAACTTTGTAGGACAATATAGAATTCTGGGAGAAGAGAATCCAACCGTATACGATATTGCCATGGAATATGTAGATATAAATGAATCAACCAGAGTATTTTATTTATATATTAATCAAAAGCTTGTACAGGTGGTTACAGACACTGACCCTATTGATATTATTACAAACTCTGTAGGTCTTTTTGTTCGTGGTACATCAAAATGTATGTTTGAAAACATTTATGCCCTAAGTCAAAACTACTCTGAAAACTCTGTATTTACCACCAATGTGCCGATAGCATCAATATTTGGAGATGATAATGGAGAGATAAATGCATCAGAAGCACTAAGCAAATATGCTTTAAGCGGAATGATTCAAAAAACATATTTATCTGAGGTAAGCCCAAATACAACAAGAAAATACGATATCTATTACGATGAGTTTGGTACTACTATGAGAGAGTGTGCATATTTTAATATTAAATTTGATCGTGCATACCCCGCCCTTTATGCACAAATTTCTCCCACCTTTAATAGGTTAAAAGGTTATACCGTGTCTGGATTTACAGCTTCTTCTTATGGTGCAGAATTTTTAATATTTAATTGTACAGACTCCATACTAAGCCTTGATGAGACAAGTGGAAACTACTTAAGAATCCAGGGTATAGCATTTACTCAGGATACAACTTCTACTATTACTATAGATGACTACTATAAGAAGAAAGGCAATTTCTCAGACCCTGAATTAAAGGGTGATGTAATTATTAAATCTCCATATCAATTTACTGAGGAGTATGACAAAATCAGAAATAGCAGAATTGAGTATGGCAAGAATGAGTTTAGCTTAGATAGCATATACATACAGTCACAAGATCAAGCAGAAGAAATAATTGGCTGGATAGCAAAAAAGAATTTGTCTCCAAGAAAAGCAGTTGGAGTAAATTTATTCTCTATGCCAACACTACAGCTAGGGGACATAGTTACAATTAACTATAAGTCCGATGATGGTGTTGATATGGTAGTTCCAGAAGACACACGAATGGTAGTATATAATATTGACTACAATAGAAATTTAGAAGGTCCAACCATGACAGTATATTTGAGTGAGGTATAAGATGCAAAATAAGTCATCATCTAGTAGCACCCAGCCCCAAGTATCTGCTACACCAGTCACTGCTACCTCTCTTTCATCTGCCTCAACAACTCTGTCTAATCCAGTAAAATCTGCTACTCCAGATATTGTTATTTTTAATGATGCAGAGATAGAGACAAATGCAGAAGCAATGGTTGATCTGCTTTTTGAAAATATTGGTGGCCAAGAGTTGCTAACAATATCTAGATATGACACCGTTAATGGCCAATCGGTCTTATATCAGCCAATAAAAAATCTTAATATAATTCAAGAAGAGTATAATCCAAATAATATACTAAGACTGCAAAAAACATCTGATAAGATTTTTGGAAACTATCCAATATCTTTAGATCCAACTGTCCCAGATGAGCCAAGCGACGATGCCCCACCTGGCACTTTTGAAAATATATATTTAGATGATGATGGAAATGTAGTTATAGAGCTTACCAATCTTGTTGGAAATGAGCAGGTAGAGGTAGAAGTAGCTATAGATGGTACAATATATAATATTGATTTAACGGATAACGAGCCAGGGACAACATGATAACTAATACAGGTAAACAAATTATTGCCAAATATCTTCTTGGCACTACCCCAGCCTATGCGTCATATATAGCCCTAGGCTGCGGAAGAACCCCCATAGAGCCAGGAGATATCCCACCTGACTATTCTAATGAAGTAACTATGAAGTTTGAGATGTTCAGAGTACCGATAACATCACGAGGCTACATAAATGATTCTGGAACAAATAAAGTAGTTTTGACAGCAGAGCTTCCCACAGAAGAAAGATATGAGATTTCTGAGGTAGCGGTATATTCGGCTGGAGCAAATACTAGTGCTGGTCCATATGATAGTAAAACAATCACAGCTTTTGCCAACACCGAAAGCTGGACATACAATGTGGTGACTGGCTCAACAAGTTCATCAAATAGCTCTGTAGCCCCAAGCACTGGAAATCCAAACCCTATTTATGCATTGATGGTAGATCAGACATTGGCTGATTCTGCCACAAATAATATTACAATAACCTCTAAGGCAATACAGACATTATCTACTAACTATACATTTGAAAATACAATTAGGGCGGGTAGATATGAAAGATGCAGATATCTAAATAACGTATTAATGTTAAGAGGAAACAGCTCTCATATTGGACTAGACGATACAAATAAATTTGTTATAGGCTCAGATCCATCATATTTTAATTTATCTGGACAGACTGTTGATTTTAGTAGAAACTCTACCTCTGACTTATTAAAAATAGCATTTTCTGTAGTAAACGTTACTGGAAATAATACAACAGATATAGCAGAAAAAATACGAGTAATGGTTGAGTTTGCAAGCAGTGATGCTACTCAGTATGCCCAGATGCAGTGCGAAATAGCTGGATCATCTATACTAGATAATAGATATGTTGTTATAGAGAAAAGACTAGATGAATTAGTATATAGCCCAACATTTTCATGGAATGCAATTACAGAAATCAAGATATATGCTAGCGCAATTGATAATGAAACAACCATATCAAATAAAGCTTTAACTAGTAATATAGCAACCATAAGCACTGGCTCTACCCCTCATGGATTAACTACTGGCGATAATGTTACTATCTATGGTGTAGACTCCACATTTAATGGAACCTATACCGTGCTAGACGCACCCACAGCAACATCATTTAGATATAATAAAGTTGCAGCCAATGTTACCTCAACAGTTACCACTGGAAACTTTGACAAAGTTAATTCTGGATATTTTATAGCACTTGATGCAATAAGGCTAGATAATATTTCTACAATAAATCCACTATACGGAATGGTTGGTTATGCATTAGTAGAAACAACGAACGCTGTTACTGTTGTGAAGCAAACTAATACAAATAATTATATTGAATTTAGGTTTGTATTGGATGTATCATAATGTCAGTAATTAAAAAAGTAATAGTTTATAAGGATGAGCTGCCAGCAGTAGATTTAGATACACGCAGCTATAATATAAGATATAGGCTAATATCAGAAGACAAAAACAGGATATCTCCATGGTCAAAATTTTATAATGTTGTAACTCCAACAGTAACACCAATTGCAGAATATAGTATTGCAGTAGATAATTCTAATGATTTAGTTACTGTTACATGGAATAAAGATCAAATACCAGAATTAGGAGATTTTGATATCTGGGTAAAATGGGTTGGTAATCATGATGAGTCTAACTACCCTTGGGCGTTTGTGGCTACAATATTAACAAATCAATATGCATTTGTATTTCCTACAAGTATTCCAGATCCAGTAAATGGTGGAACAGAGCTTCCTAAAAAAGTGAGAATAGCAGTTCAAAGACCTACATATCCTAAAGAAAAAGAAAATTATCCAACAGTTAGTGAAATAACTGTATTTCAAACGAATCTAACTACTATCTAATGGTATAATGGAGAGATAATGGCAAAAGTACCGCTACCAGAACGAGGACAGCCCTTAGATGTGGCCTACCTTTATCAAATAACAAATGCTTTAAATCAGGTATCTGATCAGATATCTACCGCTACATATAACTATACTACTATAGATACTGTTTCTGCTGGAAAGCAAAATATCAAAACATCGGAAGCTCGCGTTATTGGCGGGTATATAAATGTTGCAAATAACAGTACAGTTACAGCATCAACTACTAAAACTTTTACATATGCATTTCCAAGTGATTTCAAATATACCCCAATAGTAACAGCTTCTGTTATTAATTCAGGTAAGACATCCGCTGGTGAAAATGTATCTGTAGTTCTTACAGACGTAACAAGATCCAGTGTTTCTGGCCTTGTAAGATTTAATGCTTCTGGAGATGTTTCAACTATTGTCAATATTATAGTTATTGGCGTACCAAACTAAGGGGGTATTCTGCAATATGTTGTTTTGCAGAAAGTGTAATGGAAGAATGTTTGTGGACAGACAGTACACAAGTACTATCCACATTGAAGCGTATTGTATCAGATGTGGTACAAGAAAATTTTATCATCCACCAGCAGATAGTAG